GGTTATTTCTACGAATTGAGCGGTGTTTATTTCGTCAAAGAATCGTGTAACGTAGTAACGTTTTCCGTCAATCTTTACGAATGATTTAAACGGTTTAAACGGCTCGGTTTCCAACTGCTTTGCAATGGCTTCGTACCGCTTACGTAAATCAATCAACGGGTAGTTATCAACGGCATCAAAACCGTTACCTTCCACGATTGCTACAACCGAGCGCATATACTCCCACCCTTCCAAGTGGTTGAGGTCGGCTAAAAGTTGGTACTGACCAACGGTTAATTTTTTCCAAATGTTATTGTATTGCATATTTTCCTCTGTTCTTTTCTGCTAATTTATTTAATGCTAAATACCTCAAAGCATCCATGCCGTGGTTAAAAGAATCAATCGGTACGTTGGTAGCGTTCCCGTCCTTTTCTTTCCATTTGTAAGCGTTTAATTCTTTGAGTATGTTAGTCGATCGGTTTGTTACGTTAAACCTGAAACGTTTCAATATATCTATGCCGTTTAGAATGCTATCTTTCCCTTTATTAGCACCTTCTATTCTCCATCCCATCCGTCGCAGTTCCTCGATGCTTTTCGGTTCAGCAGAATCGGCCACAATGCTAACACTTCTATCAACTGCGCAACTGGTCATAAAAAGGCTAATATCTTGGTTTGTGAGTCCTTTATGGTAAATTACCTCGTCAATGATTAACTCACCATTGTAACGGTACACTCCAACAACTGCCGTCGGGTCGTTCGTAAATCCGAAGTCCATACCGTAGCCAATCAACTGAGCATCGCTTGGTATCGTTCCAATCGTGCCCCAATTACGGTAAATCAATCCCTCAATTTTACCCGTCATCCCACGGGCGTACACTTTCCAAAGTTCTTCATCCTCACCTCTAATCGCTTCGATCTTCTTACGAATAATATCGGGCAAAAAAGGGTTATGTCGGTGGTCAGAAATAATCAACTCAACGCCTTCCTTACCTATCAATTTATCATGCACCCAAAAGCGAGCGTTAGGGTTGTAGTCAATAAACACTTTTTTCTTTGTACGCATCGCAAGTTCGGAATAGATTTCATAACTAATCCCGTTCGCTTCGTTTAAAAAGAAATAGTCACGCTTTCCGCTCTTTGCATCTTGGGAATCTTGGTAGCTTTTGAACTCTATGATTGATCCGTTGTGAAACGTGTAGATACGGTCGCTTGCATTGTAACCTTTAATCCAACTTTGAATATCAGGCGAACTCGCTACAATCGTTTGCATATCACGAAGCGCACCGCTTTTAAGGTTAGGCACGTCCTGACCTACAACACTAATCACTTGATTATTTTCTCCGATCGCTTTGAAACATAGTACTTGTAATATCGAGTAAGTTTTGCCCGAACTGGTCCCGCCTTGGTTAACGATAACCTCGGCAGTTGAATTGTAATTGCGATCGAATATGACAGACGTTTGAAACATCAATCGAGAATAATTGCATCCTCACTATTTGAAAGCGGTGTAACACTTTGGACCAAGCCAATCTGTATTTCGGCCTTTGGCAGGCTCACGGTAGTATCAACGGTTTCCTTCGGTTTTCCGTACACCCGATCCATCAATACCTCTATCAAGTGAATTGAACCCCGCTCGTAATCACGTTGCGCTTTCTTTGCAATCATGGAAATCCAAAACGGTACATCGTCACTCTTTGCGTAATCCATTAACTGCTTACGGGTCATTCCAAGTATTCCCGTTATTATTTCATTTGCTTGGGAATGGCTTAACCTAACGTTAAACTCTTGCAGGAATGTATCTTTAATTACGTTCTTCAATAGCTTTGGCCTTCCATTTCGGTTTATGTTTTCGGAATTGGTATCGAACCCGTTTTTGGGTGCTTTACCTTTTAATTTTTCTCCGCTTGGCATTTTGTATTTTCGTTTTTATTTCTTACATTTGTTTTAATAAAGGCGAGGTTGGTGTAGTGGTAACACACTCAGCTTCCAGTTGAGAGTCAGCGTTCGATTCGACTACCTCGCTCAAAGCCCTGCGTTCTTGCAGGGTTATTTTTTTGCCCTTATACATACCCGCTCCCATTTCGTCTATTTTGCTGAATGGCAATATAGGAACTGTTATTTTGCAACTCTTGTCGATTAGGTAAATATATTTTAGTTGTTTTCCCTCAAAAGGTTTCCATTTTCTAAATTCGTTACTAATTTTTAAATGGTGAGCTTGTATTACATGAATAGCCTCTCCGTTTTTTGGATTTATTCTTAGAGCTGTATTATCTACAACTCCAACTAAATTAAATCCACTCGCCCTGTAAATTGTACCATCTCCGCACTGTGTTCCATCAGCAAAACTAATTATCCATTTTATGTGAGGTGCGTTTTTTTTAATTAGTTTAATGCTTATTGCAATACATCGGCTTTCACTATATTTTGGCAAATATTCGTCAAATGCCATGCGATTTAATTCTATAAATTCATTCCAACCAGTGTTCTCAACTAAATTTATTGTTCCTTTTTTATTGATACTTGGTCCGTAACTCATTACCCCGTGCAATTTTTCATCTAAAAAACAACCAAAGTGTAAAGTGCTATTTGGAACAACTTTACCACTGTAATGATTTTGCTTTACAAACTCATTAGCAATTTTTGCAGGTATTACCTTAACGATTATTTCCTTTGCTCTGCCCATTGCATCACGATTAAATAAATTGCGTTCCCATTGCTATTTTCATTTCCCATGGTTTCCGCAAATTTATACTCATCCGTTAGTTTTATATCTGCTATTGCATTTTGTATTTGAACCGCTTGTTCATCTGCCAAAGTAAAAGTCATTTGTTGGAATGGTGCTTTATCACCATCAGGCAAACTAAACTCAGTATCTAATTCGTCTTGGTTAACATCAAAACCAATACCATCCAATCCCCACTCGGTCAGTTCTTCGGCATCCCAATTACTTGCAAGGTCTGCCCAATCCCATTCACCAAAACCAACGTTATCCTTAATGATAAACTCCTTTTGTTGATCTTCGGTTAAATCTTCGGCTTTGATCACTGGAACTTCTTTCAACCCTGCTTCCTTGCACGCTTTCAATCGCATATTTCCACCCAAAACAATACCGTCGTTATTTACCACAATCGGACGTAGTTCTAACATTTCGGGGAAATCTAGAATCGACTTCACCAACTTTTTAAACTTATCGTCTTTAATTACCCTTGGATTGTTTGGGTTCGCTTTAACCTCCGATACTTTCCACTTTTCAATTTTCATATTTCTATTTTATTAACGATTTCTTTCAACTTCTGCATACACATAAGTTTTAATTCGTAATCGGTAGCACCGCCAACGCTTACATGGTCAACCGTTTCGGCGATATCCATAAGCAAATGCGCAATCGTTGCGTACAATTCAACCGCTCCAATCGCTTGTTCGATTACGTCCTTTTCTTTTTCCGTTGTCATTTGTCCAATTCTTTAAGCTTCGATTCACTCCAACGAAGGCCAGCTAAACCACCCCAAAGCAAGTAACTAATATAACCGCAATCGGTAGGCGTTCCCGTTTCGTAGTACGTCTTAGCACGGCTCAAATAGGAGTACATCCGTTTGATCGTAGAAACACTTAGAGGCTCACCGTCCGCAAGTTGTTGCGCTCGAACCTTACCAACCTGAGTAGCACATTTGTTACCCTCTTTGGCATTCAGTTCAATACCTCGCTTGGCATTGTTCTTCACTGCTTCGGGGTAATCGGAATGGCTTTCAAACTTTGCGTAACTTTCCTTTCGGCTCAAAGCATTGCAAACCGCTAACCGTTGGATTGAATCTTCGTAATCCGTTTTCATAACCGTGTTGGTCATGCAACGGTCCATGAACTCACTTTTTGTTTCGTCTTGGTTTCTTTTCGGTAGTGGCATTTTCTTGCTCGTTTAAAATTTGTTCATGGATTGCCTTATGCCTGCGGTCTAATTCAGCATCGTAGTGGTTCATGATCGTGGAGAATGCGTTAACCGTGCAGGCTTGACATCCACCCGTCCAACGTTTACCCATTACCTCACTCCATACCCCACCCATTAACGCTACCTGTTCACCACTTAGGCGTAAGGTCTTTTCGTTTTGGAATTGTACCCATTTGTGGTACAATGGTTCT